GACGAACTGGCAAAGCGGGAATTCGCCGACGAGCAGCTGAAGGCCATCCCGCAAGGGTGGCGGCTCGCCAGCGCGATCAAGGGAATGGCCCGGAAGGCTGCGGCGCGGACGCTGCGGCATGCCGGTAGCAAGCTGATGTCGTGGTGCATCGGCAATGTGAAACAGGAACCAAGGGGAGCAAGCGGCGTGGCAATCACCAAGCAATCCCCGAGCGCGAAGATCGACCCGGTTGCGGCGATGTTCTCCGCAGGGATGTTGATGAGCCTCAATCCTGAGGCGTCGAACGACAATTCGCTGGCCGATTTCATCGCCCAGATGAAGGCGGCCGGCTGATGGGTATGTGGAGCTGGGTCGGCTCGACGATCGCGCGCTTCGGCACCGGGGAGTCCGGCAAGCTGAGCGGCGCACCCGAGGATGAGGCGACCCGCAAGGCGATCTCCTATGGGTCGCGGATCGATTCCGCGGGGCAGAACGTAAACCAGAAGACCACGCTCGGCCTTGCCGCTGCCTGGGCGTGCGTTCGGCTCAAGTCGGACGTGGTCGGCTCGATGGGCATGGGCGTTCACGAGAAGGCCGGCGACGGCGGGCGCGTGGATCGGTCGGATCACTGGCTCTACGATCTCGTTCACGAAGAGCCGAACCGCGATCAGACGGCTCCGGAGTTTTGGGCGGGTCAGGTGGCTGCGCTAGATCTCTGGGGCAACGCCTACGCCGAGAAGGAAACACTCGGGCTGCGCACGACAGCTCTGACGCCGCTCGCACCTGACCTTTGCCGCGTGGGGCGTAATTCGAACAACGAGCGGATCTATCGCTATCTCGATCGCGGCAAAGTCGAGACGCTGCCGGCAGACAAGATCTTTCATATGCGCGGCTTGACCCTCGGCGGCGACGAAGGTCTGTCCGCGATCGAGTTCGGGCGCCGCACATTCGGTGGCGCCATCGCCGCGAACAAGGTCGCTGGCGACACCTTCCGGACCGGGCTTCAGCTGGCCGGCTTCATGGACGTCGCGCAGACCAAGCTTTCGCCAGACCAGCGGGCGGATCTGCTCGAAATCTTCGACGCCTTCGTGGGCGATGCGATGCGTGGCCGCATCGTGCCGCTCGAAAAGGACTTCAAGTTTCAGCCGCTCAAGATGAACCCGATCGACGTTCAGCTGCTGGAGTCGCGCGGCTGGGACGTCGAAGAGGTCTGCCGCTGGTTCGGCATGCTGCCCGTCCTGATCGGGCACGCGGCCAAGGGGCAGACGATGTGGGGCAGCGGCATCGAGCAGCTGCTGCTCGGCTGGCAGACCCTGATGCTCAACCCGCTGCTGCGGAACATCGAGACGGCAGTGAAAAAGCAGCTGCTGCCACGCGCCGAGCGCCGGAAGATCTATCCCGAGATCAATCGCGAGGCGCTGATGGCGGCGGATAGCGCAGCGCGCGCCGCGCTGTACTCGGCCTTTGGGCAAAACGGCGTGATGACTCGCGGTGAAATGCGCCGCCGCGAAAACCTGCCCTCGCTGCCGGGTGACGACTTCCTGACGGTGCAGTCCAACCTCGTGCCGCTCGACCAGCTCGGCAAGGCGCCCAGCGCTGAGCAAGGCGCACGCTCGGCGCTGATCAACCTGCTCGGTGGCGACATCGATGCGATCATTGATGCCCGGCTCAAGGCTCTTCCCACGAGCATTGGCCCGGCTGACTTCGGAGACTGAATATGATCCAGCTCGGCGAGTTCGGCCGCAAGCATAGCGGCGCCCTGAAGGTCCGTGACTTCGATTTCGAGATCAAGGCCGTCAATGACGATGGTAGCTTCAATGGCTACGGTTCGGTCTGGGACGTCGTCGACAGCTATCAGGAAGTCGTCGCGAAGGGCGCCTTCACGGACAGCCTCGCTGAGATCCAGCGCAAAGGCCGTCCGGTTCCGATCCTGTGGCAGCACCGCTCCAGCGAACCAATCGGCGCATGGTCGAACCTGCGCGAAGACGATCATGGGCTCTTCGGCGATGGCCAGATCCTGCTTGAGGCGGGAGCCATGGAGAAGCGCGCCTACGCGCACATGAAGGCCCGCACCGTGACCGGTCTGTCGATCGGCTACTGGGTGCGCGAAAGCAGCTACGACGAAAAGACCGGCATCCGCACCCTGACCAAGCTCGATCTCGTCGAGATCAGCCTCGTCACGTTTCCCGCCAACGACGATGCACGGGTCGAGGCGGTCAAGTTCAAGCTCGCCCATGGCGAGCTGCCCACCGAACGAGAATTTGGGAAGTACCTGCGGGAGGCAGGCTTCTCGAAGTCGCGCGCGACATTCCTCGCGGGCGCAATCGACGAGCTGCGTCGGAAGGAGTCCGACAGCGAGGCGACCACCCCGGCCCAAAAGGCCCTTTCCGACACTCTGGCCAGCTTCTCCCTGAAGCTCGCCTAAGGAGACCCAACATGAAGACCAATGCCATGCTGGTCGCCGCGGCGGCCGCTGCTGTCGCGCGCGACGTCGCCACGATCCCGGAATTCGGCCGCAAGGACGGCGGCGCCGATCCGGCCACGCTCGAACAGCGCCTCGCCCACGCGCTCGAAGAAGTGAAGGGCTTTGCCACCGAGTTCAAAACCAAGAGCGAGGCGGGCGAGAAAATCTCGACCGAGACGAAAGAGAAGGCCGACAAGGCAATCACCGACCTGACCGAGATCCGCAGCGAGGTCACCGAGCTTTCGCAGAAGCTCGCCCAGTTCAAGAGCGGCCGCGGCGGCGACGATGAGCCGGCGCTCAAGTCCCTCGGCTTCGAGGTCGCCAACCACCCGGACATTAAGGCGTACGCAGAAGGTGGCTCGAAGGGCACCGTCGGCATCACCGTCAAGGCGATCACGAGCGCAGGCGGTTCGGCCGGTGGCCTGATCGTGCCGGATCGGCAACCCGGCATCGTGGGCATGCAGCGCCCGCAGCTGCGCGTCCGCGATCTGCTGACGCCCGGCCGCACCACGCAAAACTCGATCGAGTATGCCTATCAGGCGACGCGTGTGAATAACGCGGCTCCGGTGGCGGAAGGCGCGCAGAAGCCCGAATCGGACTACACTTGGCTGGTCGACAACGCGCCCGTTCGCACGATCGCCCACTGGGTGCCGGTGTCGCGACAGGCGATGGACGACGTACCGCAGCTGGAAAGCCTGATCGACGGCGAGCTTCGCTTCGGTCTGGACGATGTCGAGGATGCCGAGCTGCTGCTCGGCGACGGTAGCGGCCAGCATCTCGAAGGCCTCTACACGCAGGCCACGCCTTATGCGGCACCGATCGTCGTCGCTGGTGCAACCCGCATCGATCAGATGCGGCTCGCCATCCTGCAAGTCGAACTGGCCGACTATGCTCCCGACGGCGTCGTTATGCACCCGAGCGCATGGGCTGGGATCGAGCTGACCAAGGATGCGGCGGGCGGCTACATCTTCGCCAATCCGCAGGGCATTGCCGGCCCGGTTCTGTGGGGCCGGCCCGTCGTCCCGACCAAGCGGATCGGCGTGGGCAACTTCCTGACCGGCGCATTCAAGCTCGCCGCTCAGATTTTCGATCGGATGGATACCGAGGTCCGCATCTCGGATCAGGACCGCGACAACTTCATCAAGAACATGCTCACCGTTCGCGCCGAAAAGCGGCTGGCGCTCGTCGTTCGCCGTCCCGGCGCGCTCGTGAAGGGTGCGCTCCTCTAATCCTGCACCTCGTCAGGGCGCCCGTTCGTGGCGCCCTGGCTTTTTCCATCGGCCGTCTCCGACCGATCGAAAAAGCTGAAGGAGACCGACCATGAAGAACGCTTATGTGCTGGAGCATCATCTCGGCGACGACGGCACCGTCACCGAAGGCATGATCCTGACCGACATCACCGAGAAGCGCTTCGATGCGCTCAAGAAGCGCGGCCTCGTGCGCGAGGCGACCGCCGAGGAGGTCAAGGCCGGCTATCAGCCGAAGATCGCCGCGGACGAAAGCGCCGGCCTCGATCACGATCGCGTGCTCGGCCTTTCCCATGCCCAGCGAGTGGCGGCCGAGGCGCAAACCTATATCGAGCAGCTCGTCGAGGAGCATGCCGAGGCGCTCCGCGCCGAAACCGAACGCGCGAATGCCGCCGAGAGCGCGCTCGCCGTCGCCCAAGGCGAACGGGACACCCTCACCGCATCCCTCACGGCCTCTGACGCCGCGCTGGCGGAAGCTCGCAAGGAGACTGCCGAAATGAAGACCGCGAACGAAGCCGCTGAGAAGGCGCTCGGCGACGCACGCGCCGAGATCGCCGAGCTTCAGTCGGCTGCAAAGCAGGACAAGGCGCCGGCCAACAAGAAGGCGGCCGATCCCGCCAACAAGGGCGCCTGATCATGAGGAGCCGCGCCGCCGCTTGGGTTGCCGCCAACGGCGGCGCCCTGTTGCTCCTCTCACTCTCGGCCGTGGATCTGGAGTTCGGGGTGCCCGTGGTCCTGAACATCATCGGCGCCACCGCGGGCTCGGTGCTCTCGTCGGCGGATCTACCCGCGGGCTGGACGTTGAACAGCGCTGCACGCACGCTGAGCGGCACGCCCAACAAGCGAGGCCGGAACGGCTTCTCGATCACCGAGACGCTGGTCGGAAAGGCAAATTCGCCCCGCACCTCCGCACTGAGGTTCGTCGTACCGGCCGCGCCGGCAGTCGCCGCTCCGCTCATGACGTCGATCGAGGATGCATATTCGAAGGGCATCCGGCCCCGAAACACTCGCGTCGCGCTGCTCGGCGATAGCATTCCCTTCGGGAATAGCTTCGCGTCGTCGCCCACGAACATCAAGCTGTACGGAAAAGGATACGGCAACTGGGCGGCATTCATGGGCCGCCAGCGCTGGACGTTCGACCATGAGGACAATTTCGGCGTCGCCGGTGACAACACCAATGATGTCGTGAAGCGGATCGATGCGGCGTTAAAGGCCACATCGGCCGGCACCATCATTCTCGATTGCCTCACCAATGACGGGCCGAACGGCCTCAATCTGGCGACGTCGAAGGCGAACTATCAGCTGCTCGTCGCGAAGATTCTGGAAGCCGGCCGCGTTTGCGTATGCATCACGCCTCGGCCGCGCGACATCACTTCGGCGGGCCTGACGATGACCGCAGCCCAGTACCGCGATCACCTCGCTCGCCGCGACTTCGTCCTCGGCCTGCATAACCCCGCCTCGGGGATCTATGTGGTCGATATGTGGCGGTATCTCGCCGATCCCGCGAGCACGAACGGGGCTTTTCGCGCCGCCTTCAGCTATGACGGCACGCATCCGTCAGTGCTTGGCGGATACTGGGGCGGCAAGGCGCTTGCGGAGCTGTTGGGCGTGGGACGCGGCGCGGGTCTGTTCCCCTTCCGCGACGTGTTGCCTGGCCAGAATAGCGACGTGTTCAACGCGACCTATCCCCGAGGTTGCCTCAACTCCAATCCGATGATGCAGGGCGGCGCCACCGCGGCGACCGGCTACACCGTCTCAGGCGGCTCTGGCGTCACCGCGACGGGATCGAAGGTGAGCCCGGCAGGTGGGCGCACGGATATCCAGCAAATCGTTCTGGGCGGAAACGCCACGGCCAATGCCGACGTGTTCGACTTCTACCAGACGATCTCCGCGGCCAATCTGGCAGTCGGCGACGTGGTCGAGGCCTTTGCCGAGGTCGAGTACGACAGCCTGTCAGGCCTTTCCGCCCATGGCCTCGCTTTGGTCGACACCGGCAATTTCGCGAATTTGGTCGGCTTTCTCGCTGACAGCACTGACATCAACGCGATGCCCTTCGTCCTTCCGGAAGCGGTCTCTGGCGTGATGCGTACGCCCAAGTTCACCCTCCCGTCGACGACGCTACGGCTCGGCATGCGGGGGCGTGCGATCAACGGGCAACCTGTCGCTGGCACGTATCGCATCGGCGCCATGGCCGTTCGCAAGGTCATCTGACATGCGCGTGATCGTTGTCGCCCCTCCCGCGCCGGTTGTGGCGTGGGAGGCAGCGGCTCAGCATCTGAAGCTCTCGGATGACGCGAGCGATCGCGCCTATGTCGAAGGGCTGGTCGCCGCGGTTACCGCCAATCTCGATGGTCCCAACGGATGGCTCGGCAGGGCGCTGGGCGTGCAGACGCTCGAAGCTCGCTTCGATCTGATCAGCTGCGGTCGCTCGATCAAGCTGCCCTTCCCGCCGATTATCGAGCTTGTCGGCGTGAAGTATCTGAACGCGCTGGACGTCGAGCAGACGGCCGACCTCGGCGATTTCGAGCTGCTTGGCCGCGAGCTGGTCGCCGCGGGTTCGTTGTTCCCGTGGGAGGGTGGATCGTTACGCCGAGAGGCGGCGCGCGTTCAATATCGGGCTGGCTACACCACGCTCCCCGCGCCGATCGCGACGGCGATCCTGCTGATGGTCGGCGATTTGTATGCTAACCGGGCAACGTCCGTAGTGGGCATGACAGCGGCGGAGGTGCCGATGTCGGTCACCGTTGAGGATCTGCTGACGCCGTTCCGGGTGTTCGGCTGATGGGCTTGGCAATCGGCCAACTGGATCGCCGCATCCGCATCGAGCGCCCGATCGCCGACGCCAGTTTCGACGGTGCCGGTTCGGGTGCCTGGGCGCTCGTCGCCGAGGTGTGGGCGCAGGTCCAAGATGCACTGCCCAGTCGCGCGGAACGCCTCGCGGACGGGATCAACGTGGCGGCGCGGCCCGCCCGCGTCCGGATGCACTACCGCGCGGACGTCACGCCCAGCATGCGCTTCGTGATGGGCGATCGCGTGATGCAGATCGTCTCCGGTCCCGCTGAGCTTGGCCGGCGCGACGGGCTCGAGTTCATGGTTGAGGATTACAGCTCGGCAGGAAACCCGGCCTGATGCCGACAACGGTGAAGGGGCAGGCCGAGGTCAAGCGCTTCATCACTCGGCTTCCGGATGATCTGGAAAAGGTGCTGCGTGGTGCCGCGCGTGCCGGTGCGAAGATCGTGGCCGACGAAATCAAGGAACAGACGCCCTCCGAGGCGGTGCGCGACAATGTCCGCATCCGCTCGCAAAGGGGCGATGGGCAAATCGTCGTGAAGATCGACGTCAAGCCGGGCTGGGCGCGCTCTGTGGGGATCTGGCTGGAGTACGGCACCTCGCCGCACTTCATCTCTGTCGACGACAGTCAGCGGCAGGGGATGAGCGTTGGGCGGATCAACAAGCAAGCCGCTGAGGGCGATCGCAGCCACTCCCTGATCGTTGGCGGCAAGTTCGTCGGCGCGACCGTGTTCCACCCCGGCGCCCGCGCGCACCCGACCTTTCGGCCTGCGCTGGATCTGAAAGAGGCCGAGGCAATCGCCGCGGCGCGAGGGTACATCAACAGCCACGTCAAGCCGTCGGGCATCGTGGCTCCTGCCGATGCCGGGGGAGACGAAGAGTGACCGGGGCTGACATCATCGGCGCGCTGCTGCTCGCCGACGCGCCTGTTCTCGCATTGGCGCCGGCAGGGCAGATCAAGGAAGATCGCCTGCCCGACGATGCGCCGTTGACCGCGCTGCTCGTGCGTACGGTCAGCTCCGTAGATCGGCAAACCCTGAAGCTCGGGCAGTTCGTCCGACGGACCGATCGCATCGCGGTGACGGTTCGCGCGGCCGATGTCCGCGCCCGAAAAGCGGCCATGGCCGCAGTGCGAAAGTGCTGTGCTGGACGGACCGGCGACCTCGGCGGCGCACTGCGCGTGTCGATCCTGACGGCAGGCACCGGGCCATCGCTCAACGGTCCGGGCAACAGCTTCGAACAGACCCAAGATTTCCGCGTCAGCTTCGACGCGATTGCCTGAGGAGAAGACGATGAGCACCAAGAAGACTGGCTACGTGCCGACCACTTTCACCGACGCCGGCACCGAGACGACTTACGAAGGTGGCAAGGAACACGATTTCGAGCCCGGCGCCTACGCCAATTACAAGCACGCGGGCCTGATCGGCGAAAAGCCGAGCGCCAAGGCTGCATCCGACAAGGGCGGCACCACCGCCTGACCAGCTCAGCCGCCCTCGGGCGGTTGATCCCTGCCGGCTCCGCCCGGCGCGCCCACAAGGAGAAAATTGATGGGTTCCACTACCGCGGCGGGCTCGGCGCTCGCCATCGGCGCCACTGCGCCGGCTACGATGGATGCAGCAGGCTTTGCTGCTCTCACGTTGACTGAAATCGGCTCACTCGAAAAAATCGGCACCCTCGGCGCGTCGTTCGCGAAGGTCGAGTTCACGCCGCTGAAGGGCGCCAAGGACAAGCACAAGGGTTCGCCCGATTACGGCTCGCTTCAGCCTTCGATGGCATTCGACTCCACCGACGCCGGTCAGGTGCTGCTGCGCACCGCCGCCGATGACGCGACGTCGAAGCTGTACCCGTTCCTCGTCACCCTGCCGACGGGGGACAAGCGGTATTTCATGGGTCGCGTCTTCGGCAACCCGGAGACGGTGGACGGCGCCGACTCCATCGTCATGGCGGCGCCGACGATCGAGGTCTGCACCAAGCCCGTGAAGGTCGCCGCTACCTGATCACCACCAATTCCGGCTGAGATGGCCGGATCACTCGCATCGGCCCGCCCCGCGCATCGCGGGTGTCGGGGCGGGTCGGTGCATCCTCCCGCGAAGGAACAAGTACATGGACGCATCTACCCTGAAGGTGGCCGCGACGGCCGCCATCCACGTCAAGAACGCCGCAGGCGAGCCGCTGTACGACGACGGCAAGCCGGTTCGCATCATCGTGCACGGTCCCGGCAGCAAAGCCTATGCTACTGCCGCGGCGCGCCAGACTGCGCGCTCTCTCAAGCGCATGAACGACAATGAGGGCAAGATCACCGCGCCCACGGCCGAGGAAAGCATCGCCGAGGTCGCCGAGGATCTCGCCTCGGTCACGATCAGCTTCGAGAACCTGACCTATGGCGACAAGCAGGGCGCCGAGCTGTTCGATGCCTTTTACCGCGATCCCGAGCTGGGCTACATCACCAAGCAGGTGAATAAGTTCATCGCTGACTGGGGAAACTTCAAAGCCGGCTCGACCGGCAGCTAACCCTTTTCGTGCGGCAAATGGCGTGGCTTCACGCCACGCCAAAGCCGCCCGAAGGCACCAAGCGTGCCGAGAATACGAAGTCGGCAATCAAGCTTAGCCGGCACGATCAGATGAAGAAGGCCGGCATCACCCCGAAGATGCCACCCAACCCTATGCCGCACATGATCGAGCGGCTGGTCGAGATCGGCTTAACGGAGTCGAACGGCATGGGAGCGGTGCCGATCGGTTGGGCTACGATCGATGCGTGGCAACGCTGCACCGGGATCGAGCTAGATCCATGGGAAGCCAAGTTGCTGCGTCGCCTGTCCGCGGCATATGTGGTCGAGAGCCGCCGTGCCGAAGACGAAACCTGCTCACCGCCGTTCCACACCGGCCCCGATCGGCGTGAAGTCGAGACGGAGCATGCGCGCCTGATCGCATTGCTGGGCTGAGCTTGGCAGATCCACAAACGCGCGTGTATCTAATCTCCCCTGTTAGGGGATTGGATATGCGCGCGTTTGTCCTGGCTGGCCTGTTCATGGTGGCGGGCTGCTCGTCGGCCTCCGATCGCGCAGAGCGCGAGTATCAGATCGTCGTGGAGAACAAGGGCTCTGTCGCAGAGCGTTGCAGGGCCGCTCGTGCGGTGGCCGACGCATTTCTGAAAGAGCAGAACCAGCCCCGGCACAAGGAAGCCACAGCTCGCGCGAACATCGTTTGCGCGTCGAGCGAAGGCTCGTCCGAGTTCGCGCCGGAAAAGATCACCGCGCAGTAGACCGTACCTAGCCGCGGGCCGCTCGGCCACGCAGCCTGAATTTCTAGTCGCATCTCCACGGCCCCGCTTCGGCGGGGCTTTTTGCATTGGGAACGAACCGATGGATGACGGTACGCCAGCACTTGAGGTCGGTTTCGGGATCGACACCGCTGGTGCCTTCGGTAGCCTGATCGGGCTCGACGGGAAGATCGACGAAACGGTCGCGAATGCGGTTCAAGAATTCGCGCGCGTCGAGGCCGCCACCAAGGGCGCCGTCAATCTCGCGGGTGCCACTGCGCAGGTGACGTCTTTCGGCAATGCTGCAACGCGCGAGCTTGCCGCTGCCGCCCGCGCGAGCGCGAATGCTGAGAGGGCTGGTGAAGCGATGGTTCGCCAGCTTCAGCGCCAGACCGAGACGTTCGGTAAAACGGCATCCGAGATCCGCAACATGCGCGCCGAACAACGCGCCCTCAATGCCGAGCAGCGGGGCCTCACCGAGTTGGCTGGCCGTATTCGCGAACTGAACGCCGAGATGAACCGGCTTGAAGCCGCCTCTGGAGGAACCACCAATTCGCTCCACGATCAGGCCACGGCGTCGGGTGCCGCCAAGGCTGGATACCAGCAATTGAATTTCCAGCTGTCCGACATCGCTACCCAGTATTCTCTGGGCGCCAAGCCGATGCAGATCTTCGCTGCGCAGTCCGGGCAGTTGTTTCAGGCGCTCGGTATGATCGCGCAGGGTGGCGCGCAGGCCGGGAAGGGTGCGCAAGCCGCCGCGGACGCGGCGAAGGATGCTGGTGCCGACGTCGAGGGGCTCGGCGAACAGGCGGCTGCGGTCGCAGAGAAGGCCGAGGGAATGGGCGGCAAGCTGGGCGCCGTCGCCACCTTTATGACGGGGCCGTGGGGCGCTGCGGTGCTGATCGGCGTGTCGGTCCTGACGCCGTTCGTCGCAAAGCTGTTCGAGGGCAACAGAGCCCTCGACGATGCGGTCGACAAGCTGAAGAAGGATGCCGAGGCGACCGAAATCAGCCGTCAGGCGAACGAGCGCTTCAGGACGACTGCCGAGGGCGTGGCAGCTGCGATCCGCGACGGCACTGAGGCGACCAAGGCGGCGATCGCGGCGCAACGAACGTCCGCCGAGCAGGCGAATAGCAATGCTCAGGCCAATCTGGCGCAGGAAATCGCCATCCGTCGCGCCACGTTGGCAGAGATCGAGCGCGTGAAGACGCTCGCTGAAAACGTCACGCCCTCCGGTCCCGGTGGCGCCGACTCCGCGGCGCGCATCATTTATCTTCAGCGGGTCGCAGAGCTGCAAAAGCAGGCGAAGGAACAGGCTGACCTTATCCAACAGGCCGAGGCGCGCCTTGGGCAGACTCGCATCGATCTCGCGACCGATGCGGCGAAGCGGGCGACGGACGCGACGCTGCGGATCAACAGGCAATACGACGCCGAGGCAGCGCGCTTGCAGGCCGTGGCACGTGCCGAGGGTACTGTCACAATCGCGCGCGCAAACCGGCTGGCGAACGAACTGGCCGCGAACGAGCGAGCCCGGAAAGCGGCGCTCGACGCCGAGCAGGACAAGCAACAGGCCGTGAAGAAGACGGCGCAAGTCGGTCGAGAAGTGGACCTAGCTGAAGCGCGCCGCATCGCTCAGAGCATTGGCGCCCGGATCACCAGCGAGAAGCGGTCCTACGCCGAGCAAAAGGCGCTGTACGACAAGTACGTGGCGTACAAGGCTGGCCGAGGACCATGGGCAGCGCTCGCCGCGGCTCCGGGCACCAGCGATCATGAGCGGGGGAACGCCCTCGACATCGCCAAGACGCCGGGAATGTCCCTCGGGAAGATCCGCGAGGCGTTCCGCGCAGCCGGCGTGTCGATCAAGCAGCTGCTCGACGAGGGCAGTCACTTCCACGTCTCGTGGAAGAAAGGCGCAGACAGCGCCGCTGCCGCGTCGAAGAAGCTCGCAGACGTTCAGGCCGACCTGGCCAAGAAGTTCGACCCGGCCGAGGCCGCGGCAATCGAGTACCGTGCGGCACTAAAAAGCATCGCCGACGCCAAGCTCGATCCCGCGACTGCGAAGCGCTACGCCGAGGAGGCCGCCGAGGCGTTCCGCAAGGCGCGCGCCGCCGCGTTCGAGCTGCCGAGCATGGCCGGTATCGCCGCGCAGGCTGACAGCGACAAGGCGTCCGAGAAGTCGGCTGAGGATTTCCGCCGCAATGTGCTCCAGCCGCTCAAGGACGAGATCGCCTTGCATGGCCTCGTTGGCGCCGCGCGCGAAACCGCAGCGCTCGCCCTTGAGCGCGAAAGCTTCCTCGCGGCCAACATGGATCAAGGCATCACGATCGCGATGCAGCGGTGGCAGGAGTATTACGCTCTCAAAAAGCAGCTGATCGATAAGGATGCCGCCGCGGACGCGCAGGAGATCGCAATCCGGCGTGCGACCGATCGGCTTGACGAAATGGTAGAAAGCGCACGCCGCGTCGGCGACGCGCTGTCGCGTTCATTCGGCCGAGGCGGCGCCGCGATCGCCGACGCCGTCGACGCGCTCGGCTTCTACATGCAGCAGCAAGACGAGCTGAAGCGCCGCAACCTCGGCGAGGCGAAGACGGCGCGCGAATCCGCGCGGCTTCAGGTCGGACTGTATGGCGATATGGCGGAGGCCGCGAAGGGCTTCTTCGGCGAGAAGAGCAAGGGCTATCAGGCGATGCTCGCGGCGGAGAAGGTGTTCCGCGCCTTCGAGTTCGCGATGTCCGTTCGCGCGATGGTGCAGGACGTCGCCGAGACCCTTTCGTCGGTCGCGAACAGCGGAGCACGCGCGACCGCGGCGGGAGCCGAAGGCATCGCGACGCAATCGAAGCTGCCCTTTCCGTTCAACATCGCTGCAATGGCCGCGACCGGTGCCGCGCTGGTGGCGGCCGGCATCGCCCTGCTCGGATCTGGCGGTGGCGCGGGGAGCAAGCCGGCGCCGACGAACTCGGGCACCGGCACGGTGTTCGGCGACCCCTCGGCGAAGAGCGAGAGCATCAAGAATTCGATCGATGCTCTGAAGGACGTCGATACCCTGACCAATACCTATGCGCGTCAGATGGCCTCTTCGCTGCGCTCGATCGAGAACCAGATCGGCGGCATCGCCAACCTCGTCGTGCGCGCCGGGGACATCAGCGCCTCGGCCGGCGTGACCGAGGGGTTCAAGACGAACCTTATCGGATCGGTGCTCAGCAAGATCCCGCTTATCGGCGGCATCCTCGGCGGGCTGTTCGGTTCTACGACCACGGTCACCGGTAGCGGGCTGTACGCCGGGGCGCAGTCGCTGGGCGGCATTCTCAACGGAGGCTTCGACGCGTCCTATTACAGCGACATCACGAAGAAATCGAAGTTCCTCGGCATCACCACGGGCACGAAGAACTCGACGCAGTACAGCGCGGCCGATGGCGCGCTTGAGACGCAATTCACGCTGCTGCTTCGCCAGTTCAACGACGCGATTGTCGCGGCGGCCGGTCCGCTTGGAGCGGCCACGGCCGACATTCAGAACCGGCTCAACAGCTTCGTCGTCAACATCGGCAAAATCGACCTCAAGGGGCTGACAGGCCAAGAGATCCAAGAGAAGCTGTCGGCCGTTTTCGGTGCTGCTGCCGACAGCATGGCAAATGCGGCCTTCCCCGGAATCGCGCAGTTCCAGAAGGTCGGCGAGGGCGCCTTCGAGACGCTGGTGCGGGTCGCGTCGACGATCGAGGCGGTAGGCAACTCGCTCGATATGCTCGGCCAAAGCGCCGTCGGGATGGGCGTCGCCGCGAAGCTGGGGCTTGTCGATCAGTTCGAGAGCATCTCTGCGCTCACCGACGCGGCGGAGGCGTATTTTCAGGCCTATTACACCGATGCCGAGCAAGCGGCGGCGAAGACTGCCCAGCTGAGCCGCGTCTTCACGAGCATGGGCCTCGCCATGCCCTCGACGCTCGCGGGCTTCCGGCAACTGGTCGAGGCGCAGGATCTGACGACGGCCGCGGGGCAGGAGATCTACGCGACGCTGCTGAAGCTCGCGCCCGCGTTCGCCGATCTCAAGGAAGCGATGGAGGGCGCCAAGAGCGCGGCCGACATCGCGAGCGAGCGTTCCGACCTTGAGCGGCAGATGCTTGAGCTTCAGGGCAACACGGCCGCGTTGCGCGCGATGCAGCTGGCGAAACTCGATGATAGCAACCGCGAGCTGCAACAGCAGATCTGGAACCTTCAGGACGCGCAGGAGGCGGCACGCGCCGCCGAAGAGCTGCGGCAGGCGTGGACCTCGGTCGGCGACGGCATCATGGACGAGGTGAAGCGCATTCGGGGCCTCTCGGGCGTCAACACCGAAGGCGGGTTCGCCTCGCTCATGGGCCAGTTCAACGCGGCCACGGCGGCGGCGCGTGCCGGCGATCAGGATGCTGCGAAGAGCCTTCCCCAGCTGTCGCAGGCTTTGCTCTCTGCCGCGGCGGACGCCGCGACAAGTCGGCAGGAACTTGCCCGCATTCAGGCGCAGACCGCGGCGAGCCTTGAGGCAACCTACGGCGTGATCGGGCAGCTGGGAACGACCGCGGCCGCCACGTCGACCGCGGCACTGCTTGCCGCGGCCGGGGCGACGCAAACGCCTTCGGCCGCGGGCAATGACAACACGACATCCGGCCTCCTGGCCGCGATCGACGAGTTGCGAGAGGAAGTCGCCCAGCTGCGCGCCGAGAACAACGTCGGCCACGCCGCCAATGCGAGCGCGAACAACCGGACCGCGAAGGTGCTCGAGAACGTCACTCAGCAAAGCGGCGGGGATGCTCTTTCGACGGTGCAAGCGGCATGAGGGTCCAGCTTGAAGGCGAGGAGATCGTCGAGCTGGGCACGACCGAGACGGCGCCCACGATCGGCATCATCGATTATAGTCGCCGCGTTACCGACGACTTCGGAACCACCACGGTCGTCGAGCGCGGGTTCGCGCGGCGGCTGTCGGTCCGGCTTTCGGTGCCGTTCGATGGCGTCGACGCCCTTCAGCGTCGACTGGCAAGCCTTCGCGCCACCTCGGCGCTCTGGGTCGCCGACGAGCGCTATGCCAGCCTCGCAGTGCAGGGATTCTACAAGGACTTCTCGCTTGACCTGAATGTGCCCCCGGTCAGCTTCTGCACGCTGACGGTCGAGGGGCTGGTCGAAACTGCGCTGCCCGCCGATCCCGGTGGCGATCCGGCCCCAGTCGGTCAGACGTCAACGCTCCGCCTACTACAGCCCGTCATCATCGATCCTGTCATGCTGACGGCAACGAACGTGCCGGAGACTGACTATCCCGAGTGGGGGGCGGACACGACCTACGCCCTCGGCGCACGCGTCATGCGTGCTGTCGCGCACAAGGTGTACGAGAGCGTTGTCGCCGGCAACGTTGGTCACGATCCGTCGGCCGGTGCCACCCAGTGGATCGAGGTCGGGCCAACCAACCGCTGGGCGATGTTTGACGGGGCGCTCGGCACGTCGACGGTCAAGGCATCCTCGATCATCGTCACGATCGCGCCGGGCACGGTCAACGCTCTGGCGCTGCTCGACGTTTCGGCAACGTCTGTGCGCGTTCAGGCTACGGGCTATGATCGGACGCTTGCGGTCGGCGCCGGCCCGGTGCTGTTCCTCGACCTGCCGGCGACTGGCGTTGCCTTCACGGTGACGATCACCGGCACCGAGGTATCCGTCGGCACGCTGCTGATCGGCAAGCTCGTCGGCCTCGGCGTCACCGAGGCATCGCCCACGGCCGGGATTACCGACTTCAGCCGCAAGGAGGTGGACGACTTCGGCGAGGCGACCATCGTCGAACGGGCATGGGCGAAGCGGATGACCGCGCGCGCACTGATCCGCAGCGATGCGACAGACGCCGTCGTCAATCGCGTTGCGACGGTCCGCGCGCGCCCGTCACTATGGATCGGGCAAGATCAGCTCGACAGCCTGACCCTCTACGGGTTCTTCAAGGACTTCTCGGTTGAGGTCGGCGAGAGCGTAAGCATGCTCTCGCTATCGGTGGAGGGGTTGAGCAAAGCGGCGCCAATCGTCGATACGACGATCGGCTGGAACGACATCATTGATGACGATCCGGCCCATCCCAAGCCCGAGGACGGCGCGACCGTCGGCGCGCCAGCCGGGACCGAGGTTGCGGGGCGCCCGGCCGAAACTGTCGTCAGCATGCAGAACGCGGCTGCGGCTGCGATTTCGGCGGCTGAAGGAATGATCTCCGCCGCTATGGCGCAGATCGCGACGGCGAATGCGGCGCTTGCCACGGCGCAGGCTGAGATCGACCAAGCACAAACCGACATCATCGCTGCGGGCGGGCAAATCGGCGCAGTCGTCACCCGGCTCGGCAACGCCGAAACGGCGATCACGACCAACGCGACCGCTATCAGCAATCAGGCGGGCACCCTCGCCAGCCTGAACACCACTGTCGGAACGCTGGGGTCGACCGTCTCGACCCAGTCGACCGCGATCAGCACCCTCAACAGCAACTATTCGACGCTCTCGTCTACGGTATCGACGCAGGGTGCCTCGATCACGAGCAACACGTCGGCGATCAGCAATCTGACCGGCAACTTCGCTAGCCTGACGACTACCGTCGGGGCGAGCACCGAGGCCCGCAATCGCAACCCGAACTTCACCGATTGGCCGGCCGGGTCCTGGCCTGCTCTGTGGACCGCATGGAACGACATCCCGACGAAGGTACCCGGCGTGGTCGGCACCTATAGCGCCCAGTTCAATGTCGCGCTCAATACGGACTCGGGCATGGTCGCCAACTGGACGACCGATGCCGCGCTCGACAACGTTCCCGCGGGCGGATGGTGGGTAGTCGAGGCCGACGTGACGCTGGTCGCTGGCGCCCTTCCGGGCGCGGGCGTGTACTGCGTCATCTACAATGCGTCGACGGTGGCGACGAGCCTCCTGCAACTCGACTTCTCGGCCGATCGCGACAGCACCGGGGCGGCGCAGGGCAACGGCACCGCGGGCAAGCGCTACAGCTTCGCCAAGCTGTTTCAGGACGGCGCGGCCGGCACGAAAATCCAGATGTACGCTATGGCAAACTGGACCGGCTTCAACGGGGCTCGCGCGGCAAAGACGATCAAATTCAACCGCGTGGTCGTGCGTCCGGCGCGGCAGGACGAAATCGAGCTGAACAAGCCGACGACCGGCGTGAAGGCGTTGGTCACCACGAACGCGAGCGCGATCAGCACGCTCAACGGGCAATTCTCGTCGCTATCGTCGACCGTCTCGACGCAAGGAACGTCGATCAGCACCAATGCGTCTGCGATCAGCACGCTCAATTCGAATGTCGCGTCGCTATCCTCAACGGTGTCAGCACAAGGATCGAGCATCTCGACGCAGGCGACCGCGATCGGCGGGCTTCAGGCGATCACCACTATTCAGGACACCCGCTCCACAAACCAGCCGCCCAGCTGGTACTGGGCGAACTATCCGCAGAAGGCGGTCAGGGAGTTCAAGACCAGCACGGCGCTGGGCATCGGCGCGCTCGCAGGCGGGACGTATGGCAACCTGACCACGACGACGCCGTGGCAAGATAGCAGCGGCGGCCCGGTGCAACAGGTGTTCGTCGCCTATGACGAAAGCGTGGCCTTCTCGCGCTACTCGACTGGCTCGTCGACATGGTCGGCGTGGACCAATTACGTCGGCACGCTCAATTCGAACGTTGGCACGTTGCAAGGCCAGTACGCCTCCCTGTCGTCGACGGTGTCGACGCAGGGCTCTACGGTGTCGTCCAACTCGACGGCCATCTCGACCCTCAACAGCAACTATGCCTCCCTATCGTCGACGGTATCGACGCAAGGGTCGTCGATCAGCTCGCAGGCAAGTTCGATCTCGACGCTGAACAGCAACTATTCGAGCCTGTCGTCGACCGTGAGTGCGCAGGGCGCTTCGATCAGCAGCCAGTCGACCGCGATCAGCACGCTGAACGGCAACGTCTCGACGCTGTTCGCTCGGGTCTCCTTGCGCCTTGATGTCAACGGCTACGTCACCGGGTACGAGATCAACAACAGCGGCAGCGTGGGCAATTTCGTCATCAACGCTGACACGTTTGCGATCGTGAAACCGGGCGGCGGCCAGCGCCTTGAGTGGAGCAACGGGAGCCTGAAGGCTTACTATTCGAACGGTGTCGTCGCGGCCGAGATGGGGGTGTGGTCGTAATGCCGGCCGGATTTCGGGCTCGGGACGAAGCCGCAAACATCACCTTCGATTCGAACAAGACGCCCCTCAAGGTGCTAGGGTATTTCGACATCGGATCGGGATCAGCCAACGGGACGGCGAACGGGTCGTTCAACGATGCTCGCCTCGCCGACTACCCAAGTCATACGGCGATCAGCTTCGCGATCGACGGCAACTGGCTGGACGACAACCTAGCGATCGTGACGATTTCGGGAACGACGGTCAGCTGGACGTGGCCGACGGCGAACAGGTCGTTCCAGCGCATGGTCTACGGAATCTTCTGATGCCAGCCGGCTTTCGCTCACGGAAACTCGACGGGAAATTGCAGTTCGATAGCAACTTGCCGTTGATGTACCTCCGCAGGACCGGCTCTGTCGCCACGATCGCCTACAGCGGCGCAGAGAGCCTTATTCGCGTGCCGGTCCCCGGTAGCTGGCTAATTACGATCGTCGCCTTTCAGACGAGCGGCTACGTTGTCGGTTATCAGGGAAGGGACCGCGGCAACAATTATAGCCTGTTCACGTCGAACGCCCCGGCCGGGACGGCGATGAATTACTATGTGTTCGACCTGTCGACCAACATTCCGCCCTCTACCTCAGGATTTCAGACGCGGACGCTGGCTGGCGAAGTGATTTTCAGCAGCCGCTATCGCGTCATGGATATGCTGGCCGCTGGTGCCGGCACTTGGCCCGGCCGATCGGTGGCGGTCGGTCTCCCGACCGGTGGCGGCGTCAACCAGCATACCGACATCAACCCGGATAGCGGCGGGTACACCTACCACCATTATTTCGCGGTCTATGGCGGCTCCGGGGGTGGCGATACGGTGAACTTCGGCGCTGTCGTCATCCAGGACTCGTACGTCTTCAGCCCGAATTACCCTGACGGTGCGCCGGATTATGATCGGCCGGCGCCGATCCTAGCGATCGACGTTACCGGCGTCCCGATCGGCCAAACCTTCTTCTGACATCGGCGGGGCCGACCTCCCGCGAACCTAGCACCACCCCTCGCAGCAGCGAGCTTTCCCGATCCTTGCCCAAGGAGAATGACATGCGCCTACTTCCGATCGCCTCCGCCCTCGCCCTGGCCGCTCTGCCGGCCTGCGGCGCAGCCCAGACCACGAAGGTCGACGGCGTCGACGTTCCGGCCGGAATCGACCCTTGTTACAAGCAGTCGCTGACCTCGAAGAAGGCCGCGGAAATGCGCCGTCGCCTGCTGCGGCAGGGATTCATGGTGACGGTGACGAAGCCGGCGACCGGCGAAACCCGCACCGATGTTCCCGCCGTCCTGCCCGCCTCGCTGGGGCGTGGGCGGATCGCCGTCAGCGGCTGCTGACCTCAAGCCCCACCACCATCGAAAAGGACCGACCATGGCCGACGAAACTCCAGCCAAGAGCCCCGAGCAGCTGCTTGCCGAAGCGCAGGAAGCGCAGCGTCAGGCAGACACCGCCCGCGCCGCCCATCTCGCCCCGCTGCGCGCGATCGTGGACCGCCCGGCGTTCAAGGAAATCTATGAAGGGTTGAACGCTCTCGCGCCGACCTACGCGCTTGAGCTTGGCTTCGCCCACATTCACGGCGTCGCCTCGATCATGCCGCGCCTGAAGGACTGGCTCGACGGTCAGCCAAAGGCAGAGTGACGATCGTAACCGCAGCGTAGAGCAGGAGGCGTTAAATGACCACGCCAGCGCCACCGCGCGCCAAATGGCTCGACTTCCTGCCCGTGATCTCGCTTGCTGTGGTGCTCGCCGGCATCCTGATCGCGGGCGGCGGGTACATCACCCAGCTCAAGGAAAACACGCGACGCATCGATCAGCTGGAGGTCGAGGCGCGGGCCGACGCGAAAGCCCGAACCGAGATGCTTCAGCAGCTCGATCTCCGCCTCGCCCGGATTGAGGTGAAGCTCGAAATGATGGTGCCGCCCAAGGACAAGGCGCGATGACCGGCGACGGCGGGTTGGTGCTGATGCTCTTCGGGGCGCTGGCGCTGATCTTGTCGCTCACCGAGCGCGTCATCGCGCAGCATCGCTGGCTCGACGCCACCGTCGAGACGGTGCTCGATCCCGCGTTGCGCGCTGCATTCCCGCCCCCGTCTCAGGCGTGGGAGCTGGAGCGCCTCGTTGCCGAGGCCGGTGCTGCCCTCGAAAGCCAAGAGCTTTGCCGGCAGCAGCAGCGGCGCTCACGCCACTAGACCTCAACCCCGCCCAAAGGACAGCGACATGGACATAGCGACGCTTCAGCGGCGCCTGACGACGCTCGGCTATTCGATCTCGATAGACGGGAGATACGGCCCGCGCACCCGAGCTGCGGTGCTGGCGGCGCTTACCGATCCGGCCGACACTGCCGTTGTCGCCGCGGACATCAACGGCCTCGCCGAGCAATGGGAGATCGAGCCGGCCGCTCTCTGGGCGGTTCGTGATGTCGAGGCGAGCGGCTCCGGTTTCGCCGACGGCCGTCCCAAGCTGCTGTTCGAGCCGCATCGCTTCAGCCGCGCTACCGGGCATCGCTTCGACGGCTCACACCCGACGATCAGCTACCGCAGCTGGGACCGCACCCGATACCCGGCCAGCCAAGCGGCGCGCTACGACCAGCTGCTCGACGCCATCGCCCTCGATGTCGACGCCGGGTTCGCCAGCGCCAGCTACGGCGCATTCCAGATCCTCGGCGAGAATTGGAAGATCTGCGGCGAAGACGATCCGTTCGACTTCGCGATTACCGAGGCCATGGGCGAGCTTGGCCAGCTGCGCCACTTCACCCGCTTCTGTCACGGTAATGGCCTTGTGCCGGCGCTGCGGCGCAAGGACTGGGCTGCGTTCGCGCGAGGCTACAACGGCACCGCCTACAAGGTGAATCGCTACGACGAAAAGTTGGCGGCTGCTTACCGCGCGCGAGGTGGGCGATGAGCCGCTGGGACTGGACGAGCATCTTCCGGGGCTCGGGCGGCGACTATGAGGTCAACCGCTTCGTCGGCGGCGTGGGGGTGCTGGCATATATCGTGACCGTCCCGGCGCTGGTGGCATTCGAGGTCATCGTGCGCGGCCGCGCGTTCGACGTGGTCGCGTTCTGCGCCGCGTACCCGGCCGGGCTGGGCGTGGCGATCGGCGCGATTGCCGGCGCGGTGGCGATCAAGGATCGGCAGGTTGCCAAGGCGAAGACCGAGACGGCGGCGGCGGCTGTAGTGCAGGCCGACGCGGAGGCCCGCTCATGACCCGCCCGCGTCTCATCATCGGCGGGCTGATCCTGCTCGCCCTGATCGCCGCCGTCTGCGTCATCCGTCGCGGCGGCGAAAAGGCAGGCGAGGCCAAGGTCACCGCCAAGGTCGAGCGCGAGCACGCGCAGCGCGTCGGCGAGGCGCGCACCGACGAACAAGCCGCCAGCGTCGTTGCCGACTCGATCAGCCGCCGCGTCACTCGCGCCGATGACCTTTCAACCGCTGCCGTCCAACGCACCATCAAGGAGCTACGCGATGCTCTCGACACTGTCCCGCCTGCGCCTGCTGGCGCTCCTGTGCCTGCCGCTCCTGTCGACGGCCTGCGCGACCAGATCAACGCCGGCATCGATCGCGCGAACCGAGCGGCCGACGCTGCCGAGGCTATCCCCTGAACTGACCAAGGTCGAACGGCTGGCGCCGCTCTCGGGCCGTAAATCCGGCGAGCTGGTCACCGTCGACAAGGGTTGGCTCGGCGAAGTGCTGGAGCGCCTGGCCGACGCGATCGGCGCCGTCGAACGCGGCAACAATCGCGCGGCCGGGGTGAAGCTGGAGCGCCGCTGTACGGCGGCGATCCTCGCGACCGGCACGGCCCCGGCCGACTGCCCACGCTGAACACCCTCAATCCCCGGAGACAGACCATGCCCTTCGCACGCGCCATGCAAACCCAGATCCTCAGCCTCATCCTGCGCGGTGAGGACATCAACGGCATTGCCGTGAGTGACGCCGACCCGATCCCCGATTTCTCGATCTCCCTTCACACTGCCGACCCGACCGACTTGGGAACGCAGGCGACGAACGAAATCGCGTACACCGGATATGCTCGCCGGGTGTTCGCACGCCTCACTGGCGAGGCGGAGCGCTTCAATGTTGCCGACGGCGTCGCGAGCCCGTCCGTCCCGCTCGACTTCCCCCAATGCTCGGCCGGTGGCGGCATCGTTACGCATATCGGGATCGGCCTTTTCACCGCAGGCCCCGGCGTCCTGATGCTTTGCGGCGAGCTGGACGATCCTATTGTGATCGAGCCCGGCGACATTCCCCGCCTCACGACGGCGTCGACCTTCACGCTGCGCTGATCCTCTTGGCGCGGAGGTGAGCGCATGACGAACGTAAATCGCTCGCCCGGCTCTCAGGCGAACTACAACAACCCCAGCCATCCCGGGCAACACCCGTGGACGCTGAACGGCGTGAACGGCGCGAACATCGCCGCGAACAATCCGGCCGGTCTGAGCTATGATCTTGTGTGGAGCGGCTTCAACTTCGCCAGCCAGATCCCGGCTGGCGCGACGATCGACGGGATCGCCTTCGGATTCATCGGCTCGACCGATCAGCCCGGCATTCTCGACCAGCGCGTCGTGCTTCGCGTTGGGACCGGCCCCGATTCCGCCAACCGGGCAAAAGCGACAACCTGGCCCTTCAGCACCGCGACCCGCAACTATGGCGGCGCGGCCGACACATGGGGGCTCGCCGCTGCCAATCCGGGCATGACGTTGGCCGAGATCGTGCGCGCCGCCAACTTCTCGGTTGCGCTTCAGGTGACGAACAACTTCGGCGATCCCGAGGATTTCCAGCGGACCTTTGTCGCTGGCGCCAGCGTAACGGTAAGCTGGTCCCTTCCCGCGGTGGTCAAAACCCTGACCTCGGCGGCGACGATGAGCATGGCGGCGCGCCCGGTCGCCGGCATCGTCACGGATCTGACATTGGCTGACGGAGCGCAGCTAAACGGCGCGGCGCAGCTCGGCCGGCGCGCCGACATGCTCGCCCGGGGCTCCGCGGCCCTTAATTCGCTCGGTGTCGCCAGCATCGCTTCGCCGGCCGTGACGTCGCCTTGGCGCACGATCGCGATCACTGACCGGGGAGACCGCACGGTCACCCTCACTCAACCCGGCTCCAACGAAGGGGAAATCTGATGCCTCTGCCTCCCACGGCGTTCATCATCACGGCGCCAATTGACCCCGCCGACATCGCGGATTCGAAGGTCGTTCTAACTCAGGAAGGCGACACCCTGCCGGCAGGGCAGCGGCCCTTACTTGAGGCTGGCGAAGCGGTCGAAAGCTACACCCTGACGCCAACGGCCGAAGCTGTCGCGGCCGGGCTGATCATCAAGGAGGGCGGGGGCTATGAAACCACGCTCGCCGGTAAAGATCTTCGGTTCTGGCTTGAGGTCGACCCGAGCTTTCAGGGTCACCAAATGTTCAACGGCGAGGGGCAGACGTTCGGCATCGAGCTGACGGTGCTGACCACCTCGTCTCCGCAGCGGCGCAAACAGCGGACGATCGGCGTGAAGGTAGCGAACCAGTGACCATGGTCATCAAAGGCGCCGTCAGGAACGGCAAGCTCGTCGACGTCGATTTTGGCTGGTACGTCGGCCGGGCTGGGTATCAGCAGACCGCGCGCGGGATCGAGGTCGCCATCTTTAGCGGGGCTGAACCCAAGCTAAGTCAGCCCGGCACGATCGACGGCCAGCCGTTCTCGATCGTGAAGGTCGCCACCAGTCAGACGGTAGCCGGTATGACGGTGCTGACGGTGCGCCCGGCCTAGACCGCAGCGACGGCCGCCAGCATAGCCGCGGGCCGGCGCGCTGGAGGCTGGTGCAACCGCTGTTGGCGGTTGATTTACCGCTGGCTACCCTGCTCTTGAGCCACTGGCTTAAGGCCATAGATGCGCTCAAGGTCACGGAAGTTCTTCGTCGCGAGTTCCCCTTGGCCGATGATGCCGCCCGCTACCATGTTGGCCAGTTGCGCGCGGGCCGCATCCGAAAGGAAACGTGACCGATTATCCGCCGCGCGATCGATACGCGCGAGAAGACCCTCCTCCATCGAGATTTGCACGCGGACTGCTTTGCTAGCGGTTTCGCCACGGACCAAGATGCGAGCAACCTCGTCGCTGCCTTCCTCGGTCGTGATGGCATCAATGTCGGAGGGCTCGGGGATCTCATCGCCAAACTCCGCCATAGTGGCAAGGTGCCCGTTTAGGGCTTCCTCGGCAGCGATGGCGGCTTCCTGCACGGTGCGGCCAGCCGACACGCAGCCGGGAAGGTCCGGGAAATAGACGCCGAAGCCATGAGCGCCTCGCTCGATAATCGCTGGATAGTGAACGGTTGCCACGTTCTTGCTCCTTGGTGGGGGCGGGGTTCCCTCCTCTATGGGAGGGGAACCCCTGTCTGCTTGCTGATGCTCTTTAACGTCCCGATTGGCAGGTCGCTTTTAGGGTGCGGAACGGTGGCGGTGCCGGGCTTGATCGGGTGGCGGAAGTGCTTGTGGCTTCCGGTCTGGCGCACTTCGTACCAGCCATCCGCCTCAATCTTCTTGATCACTTCCCGGCTCTTCATCGTCTCGCTCCCTGTTGTGTAAGATATACACAACAACGAACCGCAGCGCAATAGCATATACACAATAATTACACAACGAGACAGCTCGCCGGATGCGCTGGAGAGCGGCCGAGCGGGGTGCTGGGTGGCGACCCGGCAACCGAGGGCTAGCATCCGTCACGCGCGGCCGGCCTAGCCGCTAACGCCCTGCCGCGCGATAGCAGTCGCGAGCGGCGCGTGCGTTCCTGTCGATTGCGGTGGTGAGAGTGGCGCTATACTCCCAGAGAGCAGCGCGCGGGAGGTGCAGATGGCCGACATAGCAGATGATTACTTGGGTGTGTCCGATCGTAACAACCTCGATGGCGCGCAGGCGACCAGAAGGTCGACACGCACCAAATACTTTTCGAACGTTCTTTCTTCGATTGCTGCGGCCGTTGCAGTAGCAGGTCTCGCGGGGGCACTCGGCAACGTCGTAGGAGATCGAGTCCTGCCCGACCTCACTGGATCGGCAGATCTTGCCGACACCCGATCGAGGCTCGACGGCGTAATCGTGCAGCATCTTAGGCAATTACAAGGAGAGGTGACGGCCTTGCAAAAGGCGCAAGCAGCTATTGCGCAACTCCCGACCAAGGATCGGGCCACCGTACAGATTGCCGCGCTAGCCGGCCGTCTAGAAGCGATCGAGCGCCGGCAGTCACAGGTAGAGCAGGTGATCCTCAACAATCCTGAGAAGGCCCTCTCAATGCCCCTTATGAGGCGTGACATAGAGAACTTGCGAGACAACAATACCCAAAGCCTTTCGGCCATTAAACAAAGTGTCGACCAAATATACGATCTAACCAAGTGGCTACTCGGAGCGCTTGCTGTCGGCGTGTTTTCGCTGGCGATCGCCAATTTCTTCACAAAAAAGTGAACCGATTGTAGCATGGACGCCGGTTGGCTTTCGGGGAACTGCCAGCCGTGCTGCTTCACGGCCCGGGCGGGCTAGAAATATTCTCTCATTCGCGCGGAGATATACTCCGGTCCGATATCGTGCCTTGCGACGACGTGCATTCGCGCGTGCCCTGAACGTGGTTTCCGTCACGATCCTGCGATGGGCAGCTGGCTGAAACCGAGACGAGGACCTTGGGGGTGTCATGCTGTTGGCATTGCGTAATGCTTATGTCACACGTGCATGGAGGGCGTCGTACTCCTGCTCGCGTAGCGCGCGTGCGGCGCGGGATTGATTAGAACGGGGGATTCGGGCGTGACGTTTGTAGACGCGGTAAATGCCCGCAAAGCGTTGGTCGACAAGGTCGGCTTTCATGATGCATATCTCGTACTCGCCGTGGCGATGTTTATTGAGGAGCCCGATGCGGAGGCCCTTGCCAGTAGTGCCCTGACTGAGGGCGGTAATGACAAGAAGATTGACCTCATCCATATAGACAGAGACGCAAGGCGGTTGGTCTTTGCTCAAGGCTATATGGGTACAAAGAAGAATGACTCTGCCCCTGCAAATAAGGCATCTGACCTAAATACAGCGTGCGCGTGGCTTATATCGGGCGACCTCTCGACAGTGCCGCCAAAGCTAAGCTCTATCGTAGAAGAGTCTAGGTCCGCGATATTGGCCGGAGATATTGATTTCATCGACTTGCTATACGTGCACAACCTCCCAAATTCGATAAATGTCGCAAGAGAGCTGCAGACGGTTGAGGATCATCTTAGGGTCACCCTCGCCAACGAGAAAATTCTCGTAAAATCGCACGAGCTTGGCAGCGCTCGATTGGAGCACTTATTCGCTGCCCAAGAGTCACACATCGCGGTGTCGGACGATATCCCATTTCCCAGCGAAATCGGGATTACGCAGAGTGGCGCGACTTGGGCGGCCGGAGTCGCTACGGTTTCCGGTGAATGGGTGAGTGGGTTGTACGCCCGCTACGGGGATGAACTGTATAGCGCGAATTATCGAGGATTCCTCGGTGCGGACGGTCGTAAGCGGGTCAACAAGGGTATAAGAGAAACGGTCGAGCAAGCCCCATCAGACTTCTGGGCGTTCAACAACGGCATTACCATTCTGACTCTGGAAATCCGTCGCGAAAAGATTGGTAAGGATGTGAAGATCTCGCTGCGAGGTGCTTCCGTCATCAATGGTGCGCAAACTACCGGTTCAATTGGATCCGTCGACGCTACCAGATCGCCGCTAGCTGATGTGAAGCTGCTCTGCCGTGTTATCCAGTGCTCAGATCAAGAAACGATCGACAAGATCGTTAAATATAATAATACGCAAAACGCGATCACCACATGGGATCAATTTAGCAATGACGAAGATCAGAAAAGAATTGACGAGGAGTTTGCTGAACTAGGGTTCTCCTACAACCGAAAACGGGGTTTTTCGGCTGCTGGGGATCAGATTGGAATCGAGCAGGTTCTGCAACCGCTTCTTGCATATCATGGCAGGCCGACGGACGCAGTCCGCGGTAAAAATCAGCTATTTGTGCAGAAACCGCTTTATCGCAACGCCTTTGATGGCATCAAGGCGCGACACATATTATTCGTTTATGCGCTATCGAGGGCTATTGATAACAAGCGAACGGACCTTAAGGCGAAATCGAACACATCTGCTTTGATCGCTGTGGAAGAAAAGCAGCTTGATCTTCTTCGAAACCTGAATTTCAAGCCGTTCCTTATCGCAGTCATTGCGAATAGTCTTGAAACTATATTGGGAGTACCTTGCGATAACCGTACGGTGGGATTCAAGCCCAGTGCGGCCAAAGGTACTGGTATAAGCGAGCTCGCGGCTCGCTGGCTTCCGGTTGTGGAGTCCTTTTTGCCTTTGCTAACTTCCTTGGTCAAACCAGACGAGTTTTTCCGGAATCTCAGCGGGGACGAAGGGTATCTCGACACGATAAAGGGTCAAATGGACGGCTTTTTGTCGGCGACGCAAGCAGTCGGTAAACACGCGACGTTCATCGACATGGTGGCGACGAGCTAGGCACAGACGGGGATGCCAGCTTGGGAAGCTGCAGACCTTCAGGGGAGGTCGGAAAGCTTCCGCAAGCGAACCCCTAGCTTATGACCGTTGCGCTCGATAGTTCCTTCGAGACGACCGTCGTGAGTTTGGCTCGCGACAAGGTCGACCGTGAATTCGTCGTCGCCGGTTCCGAACGCGTCGATGCTGCCTGGATCGTGATGATGGCGTTTGACGTTCAGTGCTCCGGTCACGCCGCTTGGGGTCGTCTGGAACGTCCCGGTGTAAGCGAACCAGCTGTCGCCTCCGAAGACGCGATTTGTTTCGAGCACGGCAATCCCGGCATTGATTGCCACGAACTCAGAGCCAGCGTGGCCGAACTCAACAGCCCAAAGACCTTCGATCGACGCCAT